TTCTCCAATTGGATACGTTGGTTTAGTCAAGTATCAGTACTCATACGATATCTCATATTGTCAAACCATCTTTATCAATAGCGACAAAATTAAAAACTATGGAGGACAACCTCAAATCAGAACTGACAATGAAAGTTCTTTTATTTTAAAAGGTATCTATGTGTCAGTGTCTTAGTGGTATAATTAAGCAGGAGGACTAATGGCATTTCCAGGCACATATAATTTTAATTACTACCGTGGTGATAGGTATGAATTTGTAATCCGTCCAAAAACCGCAAACGGTGGGGCTTTTGATTTAACAGGCTACAGCGCAAATTTTTTTGTTGCTAATGCAAGAGGAGAAGGTAAAACTCAGTACGAAATGCAGGCTGTTGTTGATGGATCTGCAGACACTGTAACTTGCACAATCCTACCAGGCGCAGGAGAAGAACTAACTGCTGGAAACTATGTCTATGATGTTCAAATAGATTCTGGTGCAACATTAGTCTATACACTTTTAACGGGTACTGTAACAGTAACAGATGATATTTCTGGAGCAGATGATTCATAATGGTTGACGTATTACTTAATACCGACGATGTTGTTGTTATAGGACCACCAGAGTCAATTGATCTGTTGGTTGATATTGGACCACAAGGAACTCGTGGCAGTAAATTTATTGTTGGCTCTGGAGAACCTAATGCACTAACAGCAAGTGGTGTTCTATTTGGGAATACCTTAATTTTAAATGATATGTATATCAATACCGCCCCAGGAGAAAATTATGGATATATGTATCAATATATTTCTCAAGCAGGTGCAAATACTTGGGTTCAGGTTTTAAAAGTAAGTCCAGCAATCTATTCGGCTGTAGAGACAATTTCATTTACGTCTGGTGCAGCATCAATTACGATCCCAATATCAAATATAGTAACAGTTAGTGGTTCACCACTTACCGCTTCAAATTTCAACGTTCAATTCAGAATTGAAGGAGCAAATCCAATTGCATCAGCAATGGAGATTCCTGCTTTAGCAGGGGCTGGAACAAACTTAGTAATAAATTTTGACGCAATTCAATATAGCGGTGGTACTTGGTCAGCACTTACTGGAAGTAAGACAGTCCATCTATTTATCTCTATAGTTTAACAAAAATGGTATAATCTTTATAGAGGTGACCACATGGCTGTAGAAAACATAGGAAATTTAGTACCAACTAAGATTCCAGCATTAATTGATGATGCTAATATTCAGGATGCTTTAAAAGCATATCATTATGGATCGTATGACTTTGATACCGCAGAAACCAATACAGCAAATCTTTTAAATCCATCTATTGCTTACACCATTACTAATTTACAAAATCAAATTACTACAAAGGCTGCTTTAGAGGTTGCAGCAAGGGATAGTTCAAGGGCAAGCACAACTGCTCCTACCGCAGCAGCGTTTACAGCATTTTCTAATACAATTCCAGATGGTTATATTTGGTTAGATACGGATTCATCAGCAGGTGTTGGATACTATTCGGCAACTTCTGCATATACAACAACTGCTCCATCAACAAATTTAGCAAATGGTCTTATTTGGATTAAAAAGGGTTCAAGTCCACTTGAAATGTATGTCTATAATGGCGACACTAGCACATTTGATCAGGTGGTCTAATGCCTACGGTATTTGATTCAGACGGCAAGGCAGCCTACGTATATAATTCAGCAAATGATACTTGGTATCAAGTTTCTGGAAAAACAGATATCTCTGGAACATTTGAATGGACTGGGCTTCATACTCATTTATCTAATTTAACTGCTACGGAAAACTTTACAGCAAAAAAAGGCATTAATAATTTTCTTAATCCAGCAGCAAGGGATGCAGCAATTCCATCCCCTACTGAAGGAAGTATATGTTTAATCAGACAAAATTCTGGGGGAACAACAATAAATGAAATTCAAGTTTATATTAGCAGTGCTTGGCGAACAGTCTTACCTTCTCCAACTGGACAAACAGATAAATATCTAAAAAGTGATGGTACAATATCCGTATGGGAAACATCACCAGATGTTTTAACACAAGTTTTCTTAATGATGGGAGGATAATAAATGCCAACAACATATAAGGTGCTTGGACAAAGCAATCCAAGCGCAAACACACTTACATCACTTTATACAGTTCCATCATCAACTTCAGCAGTTATCTCAACTATAACTGTTGCAAATCTTGCTGCAAGTTCAGGAACTTTTAGAATTGCTGTTCGCCCAGCAGGAGAATCAATAGCAAACAAGCATTATATTGCATATGATGTAACTGTTGCAGCACTAGATTCTATGACATTAACATTGGGCTTAACACTTGCAACAACAGATGTAATCTCTGTATTTGCTTCATCAACAACATTTGCATTTTCAGCATACGGATCGGAACTTTCATAATGACAGTTAAAAGTTTGAAAAACGGAGTACCTATAGGTATTCAGTCAACAGGTGTTACATCAGTTGCAACACCATCACCACCAGATGATGCACCAGTAATTACAAATGTTGAAGCAACTGCATGCACAGTTACTTTTACACCAACTGCAAAAGGCGCAACTGCAACATCCTTTACTGCAACATCAAGCGCAGGAGGATCAGTTACTGCTTCAAACAGCCCAATTTCTTTAATTGGCCTACCCGCATCCACTGCACAAACAGTTACAGTAACAGGAAATAATGCAAATGGTAGCGGACCACAAAGTCTTGCATCTACTTCTTTTACAACTTTAAGTCCATATACAATTGGAATTGACTTTGTTGTTGCTGGTGGCGGTGGCTCAAGCGGTAACTCAAGCAGCCCAGGTGGCGGTGGCGGTGCAGGAGGATACAGAACTAGCACTGGTACAAGTGGCGGTGGAAGATCAGCAGAATCAACAGTTTCTATAACTAGCGGAGTTACTTATGGAGTAACAGTTGGAGCAGCAGGAAGTAGTTCAACTTTCTCAAGTATTACAAGTTTCGGTGGATCGGGCGCTAGCGGTGGTCAAGGAGGAACTGCTGGTAATGTTGGCGGAACAAATATTGGCACTGGTTATGCTGGTGGCTCCTCTGGCCCAACTGGCGGTGGCGGTGGCGGATCAGGTGGCGTCGGCGGTAACGGTGGCGGTGGAAGATATGCTACAGGTGGCGCAGGCGGTGCTGGATTAGCATCAACAATTACTGGTTCTTCAGTAACAAGAGCAGGCGGTGGCGGTGGCGGTGCAGGTGGCTATGCATTCAATAGCGCTGGTGCAGCACCTTCTGGTGGCAATGGTGCAAACACTGGAAATGGTGGACAAGGACAGTCTGGATATTATTCTCCTGGTACATCACAGGGTGGCGGGTCTGGAATAGTAATTATTCGGTACCCAGCAGATAAAGTTTTGACTGTTGGAGCAGGATTAACATCATCAACAGCAACTGTAAGTACAAATAAAGTTACCACCTTTACGGCTGGAACTGGAAATATAAGTTGGGGATAACCATGGCACACTATGCATTCTTAGATGAAAATAATGTTGTAACAGAAGTTATTGTTGGCATTGATGAGTCTGAACTTATTGAAGGACTAGATCCTGAGACTTGGTATGGAAACTTTAAAGGTCAAACTTGTAAGCGAACATCAATTAACTCATGGGGTGGAAAAAGACTAAATGTAGAAACTGGATATTTTTCAGAGCCTGGAGCATTTAGAAAAAATTATGCAGTAGTAGGTGGAATTTACAATGAAGAAAAAGATGCTTTTATTTCTCCAAAACCGTATAATTCTTGGATTTTTGATGAAGAAATGTGTGTTTGGAAAGCACCAGTTGATCAGCCAGACATAACTAATCCATGGATTTGGAATGAAGAAACTCTTTCTTGGGATGAATTTCCTTTATAAATAAATTAAAAAAAATACCCCCAAAGGAGAGTATCCAATGGGGGTTATTTTTTTATTAAATTTATGACTTACATGGATATTTGTTGTACCACTCCTGATATCTTTTTCCATTTATGGAACTCCACGAAGACCAATCTTTTCCACCCTTAGTCATGTGAAGAGCAATTTGAGCATTAACTACTGGATTCAATAACTCAGCATTTGAATCTAACTCAAATTTTTCTCTACGATCCGACCCTAATTCTCCAAGCATATTTATTTGAAATACACCATAAGAACTGTCTCCAGTTTTTACATTGCCATTAAAAGCAAGAGGACGACCGTTAGACTCTGCTTTAGCAATAGCACAAGCAGATCTCAATGTCTTTCCTTCAAACCCTACATGACGTAACATATCCACCAGTTGCTCATCAGTTAAATTATGAGCATTTTCATACTTTTCTAATTTTTTCTCTTTAGAAACCAAAAAGGCCACCTTTTGGGTGGCAGACTTAACGGACTCTTTAATTAGTAAGTTGTTTTCGTTTGTTGCATTTGCAGTAGCCGAAAAAACAGTACCACAAATAACTAACGATAATACCCCTAGCCAAACATTTGCTTCTCTCATTGTAAAATACCTCCTAGAGAACAAATGCTACCAAGTAGGTAGCATGTATTAATTATAACACGAATTTGCCAATAGAGTCAAGTTTGAGTAATAAAATATAAAAATATTTTAAATATTATGTTAGTTAATGGTATAATGATATAACTATGACCGCCTTATATAGAAATCCCAATGAATCACCAATGTCGCCTCAGCCAACGGCTCCAGCATCATATAATCTTGGAAATATACCACCACTCGTAAACTGGACGGTAGTTATAGGAGATAGTGCTTCTTTTAGAATTTATGTAGAAGATGATCTTGGAAATGAATTAGATTATACAAATGATGAAAGCGGAGATATTACTGGATGGGATATAAAAGCAGATTTTAGAAGATACACCTTGCCGAATAACGCTGATTTATTATTTAGCATAACTCCATACGCAACAGAGTTTGACGATCCAGGAGAATTCACAGTAACTATATCACCAGCACAATCTAAGCAACTAAGAACTGGTGACGTATTTGATGTTCAGTTATCTGACGCTACTCGTGTTTGGACGGTATGTCAAGGTGAAATGATTATGATAGGTGAAGTTACAGATCAGGAGTCATAATAAATGGCTACCACAAGAATTAGCAATATATCAAACCCCGTTTCCATTCAAGACATAAAATCAACAAAAACCCTTTCTAATATAAAACCCTTTAACTCAACAGCATCTAATGTTGCTTTAGGTACAGTTCTTGCTATTGCTACATTAACTAATACCGTCGCAGTTTCTGACTTAAAACCAATACCGTCAAATTTTCAAAAAGTAGACTATGCAAAAGTTATTACGCCATCATCAGTTTTACCTTTTAGACTTACAATTACAAACGTTGGTATTGAAGGATACGATCCAGCAAATCCTCCTGGAATCGGTATTCAGATAATTGGTTTTTCTAACTATATACTTTAACATAATGATATAATGGCCTCATGGCAAAGATATCAACCACCAACGTAAAGGCTCTGTTTCAAACAGGCGATAGACCAACTCAAGAAAACTATGTAGATTTAATTGATAGTACTTCTGCTAGGTCTACCGATCTTGGATCAGACGGCAACAATGAGTTAACAATTAATGGAATTGAAAACTCAACAGTGTTTGATAACTTTACCGCAAGCGAGTGGAGATCAATGAAATATATGATCTCACTAAAATATGTAGCAGGCGGAGCAAACAAATACGCTGTTACAGAATTAACAGTATTGAATGATGGATCAGATGTATCTGTTAGTCAATATGGCACTATTGAAAATGATGGGAATATTGGCACCATCTCTGTTTCAAAGGCTGGAGACACAGTTTCATTAACTGTGGTTCCTGTGGGGGGAAGTACACCTATAACTCTACGCTATTTGCGTATGGGATTAAAGGCCTAACCAAGGAGATAAAAGATGGCAACCGTAACAAAAGATTTTAGAGTAAAGTCGGGACTGATAGTTGAGGGATCAACTGCGACCGTTAATGGAAAGAACATAATCACAGCAGGTGTTGTAGATGCCAAGGGTGATTTAATTGTAGGTAGTGCAGATGACGCAGTAACACGTCTTGCTGCTGGCACAAATGGATATATCCTCACAGCAAATTCTGGAGCAACAAATGGAATTGAGTGGGCAGCACCAGTAGCAGTTGGTGTATTTGATACACAAATTACTTTTGAGGGTGCAACAGCAGATGACTATGAGACAACCCTTACAGTTGTAGATCCAACAGCAGATCGTACAATTACACTTCCTAACGTATCAGGTACTGTAGTTACATCTGGTGATACTGGTACAGTTACAGCAACAATGCTTGCTTCAGATTCAGTAACTACCGTAAAAATTACAGATGCAAACGTAACTGCAGCAAAACTTGCTACAGATTCTGTAGAGACAGCAAAGATTAAAGATGCAAATGTAACTGCTGCTAAACTTGCTGCAGATTCTGTAGAAACAGCAAAGATTGTTGATTCTAACGTAACAGCAGCAAAATTGGCTGCAGATTCTGTAGAAACAGCAAAGATTAAAGATGCTAACGTAACAGAAGCAAAACTTGCTTCAAACTCAGTTACAAACGCTAAGATTGCAGACTCAGCAGTTGATACAGCAGAGATTGCTAATAGCGCAGTAACAGCATCAAAACTTGCTACAGATTCTGTAGAGACAGCGAAGATTAAAGATTCAAATGTAACTGCTGTTAAACTTGCTACAGACTCTGTAGAGACAGCAAAGATTAAAGATCTTAACGTAACAGAAGCAAAAATTGCAGAAGGTGCAGTAACTTCAGCAAAGATTGCTAACGATACAATTGTAGATGCAGACATTAATTCTGCTGCTGCAATCGCTCAGTCTAAGATTGCAAATCTTACAACAGATCTTGCTGCTAAGTTAGCACTTGCTGGTGGCACAATGACTGGTGCAATTGCAATGGGTACAAACAAGATCACAGGTCTTGGTACACCAACTGATGGAACAGATGCAGCAACAAAGAATTATGTAGACTCAGCAGCACAGGGTATTGACTGGAAAGCATCAGTACGTGCAGCAACAACTGCAGCAGTAACTCTTGCATCTGATCTAGAAAATGGAGATACCCTTGATGGAGTAACTCTTGCTACAGGTGACCGTGTTCTTGTTAAGAATCAGTCAACTGGTTCAGAAAACGGTATCTATGTAGTTAAATCATCTGGTGCTCCAGATCGTTCAACTGATGCAGATACAGGTGCTGAACTTACTTCAAATTTTGCGGTATTCGTAGAAGAAGGAACTGTAAACGCTGATCAAGGTTATACATTAACTAACAATGGCTCAATTACAATTGGCACCACAGCACTTACTTTTACTCAGTTTACTGGTTTGGGACAAATTATTGCGGGTACAGGATTAGACAAGACTGGAAACACTCTTGACATTGATTCAACTGTAACAACAAACGATGGAACTCAGACACTTACAAACAAGTCAATTAGTGGTTCAGCAAACACTATTACAAATGTTTCCCTAACTTCTGGCGTTACAGGAACACTTCCTGTTGCTAACGGTGGTACTGGAATAACATCACTTGGAGCAGGAATTGCAACATTCCTTGAAACTCCATCTTCTGCAAACCTTGCATCAGCATTAACCGATGAAGCAGGAACTGGAACAGTAGCATTTACTAATAGTCCAACCTTTACTACACCAACCCTTGGTGCAGCAGCAGCGACAAGTATTGCTCTTCCAGATGCCCTTGTTGGTTCTGCTCTTGCTACCGCATCAACTTCAGCAACAACAATTGACACATGGTCAGCAAGCACTTATTCATCTGCAAAGTATATTGTTCAGATGAAAAAGGGTACTGATATTGAAGTAATTGAAGTTTTGGTTACTGTAGATGGATCAAATAACGTTTACTTAACAGAGTATGCAGATGTAATCAGTAACGCAGTATTAGGAACAACTGACGCCGTGTACAGTGGTGGAAACGTTCTTCTTCAGGTTACTGGTGCAGCAGCAGATACTGATGTTAAAGTACACAAAATTTATATTGAAGCATAACTAGAATAGAGGTCGGAAGTGGCAACAGTAAATAAAGACTTCAGAGTAAAGCACGGCATTAATGTAGCCGAAGGCGGAACTTTTGGATCAACAGTCACAGTTGCCACTCCTACTGAAAATGCACATGCAGCAACAAAACTTTATGTAGATACTGCAGTTGGTTCACCAACTATTGGAACAACACAACCAGCATCTCCAGCAAATGGAAATTTATGGTTTGACACAGTAACAGAACGTATTCACGTATACTACAATAGTGAGTGGATTGCAATTGCTACCCTTGAAGATTCTGAAGTAT